GGGCTTTGCTGGCCAGGTTATATTCCATGGGAACCCGGTTTGGGTAGGAATATCGCGCAACGCTTGGCGATAAACTGCCCAGACCAAATCATCCACCGGGGCATCCGCAAGCTGTGTCCAATCACTCTCCGCCAAACGCGCAGCCCGGTCAGCCCGCACCGCTTTAGCCTGCTCCGCATCCTTCGCCGCCTTATAGGCTGCTTCTTGCTGGGCAGCGGTGGCTTCTGGCGTATCGGTGAAGATCGGCCCCAAGATGTGCTTGGTGTACCACTTGCCGTCAGCCTGCTGCTCAACACCCTGGCGCATTGAGTACTGATACACCGTGCCGCCGGTAGCCTGCGCCCCCTCAAACACAGGATCAACGCCAATGGCTTCCATCACCTCTGGCGTGAGTGTTTCGTAAGACGGACCACCATTGGCCAGCAGATAGGCGCGCAGTTCGCTCTCGAACATCACGGCGCCAGTGGATCGAATACGGAGTTCCATGATGCCCTCTTATGTGTATGACCATTGGCCAAGGTAATTGTGTTTGCACCGCCACATGACTGTAGCACGTTTCACTCCGGTGGCGTATTCACATTCAGCGGATGTATCGAAAACGCCCTTTGGAGTGACGTACTTCTTGCCTAACTTCGTTGCTGCAAGAGCCTTTGCGTGAGATAGCGTTTTGGGTTTGCCTTGCAAAGCATCGGAAATCTTAGAAACCCATTCTTCTGAGCGTGTAGTTCCAAGATGCGGAAGGCCGCTGTTTGCCTCGATGGTGTCGCAATAGACGTTCCACAAAGCGTACGGCCCTTGGTCTTCCTTTCTACACATCTGATAGCAGCCTGCTTTACGCCCGCGAAGTTCCCATTTGCCGGTTGCAATCCACCATTCGCGCCATTCTTCGAAAGTAAATAGGAATTCAATGCCACGCCTTTTAGCGTCTGCTTTGCTTCTGGTGTATCCTTGGCGGAATTTATCGCGAGTCATCTCAGGCCACCGCAAAAAATATGAACGAACCGCCGTTAGCATTAATGGCAGCAGGGGCGGTCGAACTTATCTCAAAGCCTGCCGAATACGTATCCACATAATCTGTATTCGTCACTTCAGCAGCCGTTGAGTTCAAAAGCAAATAGCTGTCATTACCCGCCACAATCCCACGCGCGCTGTCCCAAACATACCAATCACCCGTGCTGTCGGTGCGCTTGATTAGGACGAAGCGTGCGCCGCTAGTAAAGCCGCAGTCGATTTGCTTGGTGGTGCCAGAGCCGGTGTAAGAACCGACCTTGGATACGCCTGCGACTGTGGCGAAGAGGTAGGCGACGTAGGTGTACGCGGCGCTAACATTTACTGCACTTACACCCCCTACTGTAAACACAGATGATGTCGGCGCAGTATTATTCCAATAGCCTGAACTTACAGTCGTGGCATTTGTGGAATTAAGGAACATGTATTTAGTTGGTTCGCCGTGATAAACTGCCCAATTTGCGCTATTATTTCGGGACTTAATAATCATTAATTCAGGCGCAGAACCTAAATTATGCGTGATTGTACGCCCTGCAACACCGTCCCCCGTATAGCACGCCACATCAAAGAAGCCGGGGGCGCGACGGAAAGCTTCATACACATTTGAAGGCCCGCCCCAATTTGAAGGCACCTGAAATCCGGTGTTGTCCCAAAATAAAGATTCCCCCGCAGTCCCAGATTCTGCTGCCGTTGAATTGGTGTATATAACAGAACCTTTTTCAGTTGCGTTAGTGCTTACTCCCCTAAGACGATCAACAACAGCATTATTGGCTGCTCCCGAACGATACTTAGTAAGCAAAAAATCAACCGGGAAATTAGTGGTCAGCTTCGTGCCAGTAGCCGCACTTGACGCAATCGGACTGAACACACTCGTCCCCGTAGTCGGCGTCTTCATCGGGCCACGGCGGATGGCGATGTAAATGTAGGTGGTGGCTGAACCAGTTGTCGAATTTTGATAAAAGCCAGTATTTGTCAAACGAATGTTTGTCCCAGATGCTTCAGCACCGGAGCTATTTGCCAATAAATATTGCTCGCCGCTAACAGTAAAGCCCCTCATATTGTCAGCCATCCACCAGTGACCTGTTGTGCTGGATGCTTTCATAATAACAAGTTGCGGCTCATACCCAAGATCGATAGTGGCTATGTCGCTTCCACTACTCGTAAACGACCCACAGCTAATCACATTGTCCGTGCCAGTGGCGCCAAAGCCGCCTGCATCATGGGCAAAGAGATAGGCGACGTAGGTTTTACCGTTACCATTAACCGAACCATCATTGCCAACACTAAAAACTGAGGATGTCGGTGAGGTATCATTCCAATACGTTGAAGATGTTGAAGCGGCAATAGTATCCTGTAGCCACAAGTATTTTGTTGCACCTATAGACCTATGATAAACGGCCCAGTATTCTCCGGCTGTTGAAGTGGATTTAATAATTATGCAACCTGGGGCTGATCCTAAATTGTGACTTATTGTGCGGCCAGATACACCATTCCCCGTATAAGTCACAACATCAAAAAACTTCGCCTGCTTGCGGAAGGTCCAGGAGGCGTATGTTGCGGCACCAACGCCAATTCCAGTTGCATTTCCTATGGTAAACCCATTTGTATTGAAAGGACCAAGACTGTAAGGAAGCGAAACTTCTGCGTCAGTGGTGTTGCTATTGATTTCCTTTTGTGATCCGCGTGCAGTATCAAAAAGAAAATTATTAGTAGCATCAGAGCGGCTTTTAATCCAAACCATCCCACCTTTTGTAGAAAGATCAATGCCGTTCGTGATGGTTTGTGACCCGCCTGTCCCCGTATAAAGATACGTCGAGAACACATCTTCGATGTAGTTGGCGGCGGTTGCCCGCGCACCAAAACCGTAGCCCTTTGCAGATGCGGCGCCTTGGGTAATTACGGTTGGCATTAAACTACCTCACTTAAACTGCGTCTGAGAAGCAAACACCGTGAACGCGGCGCTGCCGGTCTTAATGATGGTGTAAGTATAGACATCAATACCAGAGGCATTGCCAGCAGCCCATGCCGTGCCACCTTGGTACTTCGGCGTAACCGAAGAACCATCCACTTGCACCACGTTGTTGTAATAAGCCGTGCTACCCTGCGTCACCAAGAAAGCCACCGTGATCGCCTGGCCGGTTGACATCGCCGTATTTAGCGAAGTGCCAGAGGAAGCGCGGAAGTTCACCGTCCAGTTAGCCGAAGCATTGGACGTATAGTAAATCACGCTTTGCGTGGTGACATCATAGTTAATGGTGCCAGTAGCAGCCGTAGCAGATACCGTAGCTGTCTCCGCCGCGTTAGCCAGCACCGCCGCCAACACGCTAGAAGAACCATTGAACGTCTGCGCCGCCGTAAACGTGGTAGCCGTACCTGGCGCGACATAATCCGTACCAGCAGTGGCGTTAGCTAAGGCGCCACCGGAGTTAGCCTTCAGAATAGCCGTACCGCTTGGCGGCGCCAGGTAATCCGTCCCCGCCGTAGCATTCGCCAAAGCCCCACCGGAATTAGCCTTCAAGATAGCCGTACCACTCGGGGGCGCCAGATAGTCCGTCCCAGCCGTTGCCGCTGTAAAAGCCGAAGTGCCATTCCCCTTAACAATACCCGATAGCGTCTTGGCGCCAGTGCCCCCACTAGCCACCACCAAGGCGCCGCCACTAGCCCCGGCAAACAGCGCATCAATAGAATCCAAGTCGTTGTTTAACTTGGTGCCCCAGGTATCAGCAGACGCGCCAACCTCTGGCTTAGTAAGCCCTAAATTGGTGGTTGTCGTATCAGCCATTTAGAAACCCTCGCCTGTGCTGGGACACTTAGATTTGCGTCCATATTGTAGAGGAATCAACCAACGGCGTCCATGTTTTCGTGCCATCTGGGATTTGCTCCCACTTCAGAATGGCCGAAGCCACAAACTCGCTAGACGCCCCAATTTGGACCGAAAAATTACGAATAGCCAGGGCGGTAGCGTCCAAGTTAGAGGTGGCAGTCATCGCCACCCCAGATACATAGACCGCTTCCCCTGAAGCCGTCAGATCGCCCGAAGCCTCAATGTTTACACCGGATTGACGGTAGATAACGCCATCACCCGTGACCTCGCCAACCGCATCTATCTGGACCGCGCCCAAATAAACAATGGCGCCAGAAGGGGTTACAGACGCAACACCCTCTATGCTGGTGGCGCCGTTAAAAGTGCCGGTTCCAGCAGCCGTTAAGGCAGCAATGGCGTCAATTACAGACGCCCCCTCTTTGGGGTCTATGCCGTAATTACCTCGCCCATATAAGCCGCTGCCATAACCAGCCACTTAGATTACTCCAGGGTAATGTCGAGATCGCCAGCCGGAATGCGGAAAACGTCGCCCGTGCCAATGGTCTTGCTGGTGGTCAGTTCCCCGTAAGCCAACAGGTTCCCAGATGTGGAAGCATCAAAAATACCAACATAGGTAATTGTGCCCCAGGAACCCGTTGCAGTATCGAACTCAATAGCCCCGCTATTGGTGCTGGCGTTACCGCTGGTGGTCATCGTCGCCTGCTTGCGGGTGTAACCATTGCCGGAAACTTCCGTACCGCCACCACCCTCGCCAGGGGCAGCGGTGAACAGCCCAACATAAAGGCTCCCAGACGGCGAAGAATAAGCCGTCCCAGAGAACACATAAGCCATTATCTTGTTTTCAAGATAATTGGTGAAGGCGTTAGTGGTCATTAGCCGAAACTCCTTGCTCGCATCCGAAGGGCAGAGGTGGACATACGGCTTCGCTCATCCGAAACCTTTAAATCGCTCACTGCACGATCATATAAAGCGCCCCATACCGTGATGCGCTGATCGTCCTGTAAATAGGGCGCCGCCTGCAAAAGCGAGCCATAAAGGTACAAGTCTGGCGCCTCCACCAGAAGCCAATTACTCGTATTGGATACCGTCAAAGCGGGAATCTTGGCGTAATAGGTCAACTCACCCGTATAGGCAGATTCGCTATCCGGCGCCGGGATCACCTGAAACTGCTGGCCAATCTGCGTGTAATAGATCGGCTTGCCGCTCGCGCTGTTAGCCCCCTTCAGCATCGCCGCCTGATCTGGGGAAACGAACTCCATCACCGTGATGGGATTGGTGTTAATCTGAAAACGGATGCTTTCCAGCCAATCGCCCGGAACCGCGCTATACTCGCTATCCAACGTAGCCGTAGCCCGCTCCACCATCTTCCTGTGGCGGATGTTCCGGTTGAACTGGGCCTCCGCCAAAGTGATGAAATCAGGGATAACCGCCGTCAAATCAGCCCGGTTAAGCCAATCGCCTATAGAGGTTTGCAGGGTGGAATAGCTGGTAATCGCCATATTCATTCACCCCTAGAAGCAGCCGCATGGGCGCAGGAAAACTCGAAAGCCCCGATATGGCGCACATGATGGCTAATATCGTGGTCCAACATCACCTTAAACCCTGTTTCCCTGGCTGACCGGCAGAACCAGATGTCCTCGCCGCTATATACACCATTTTGGTAGTGTATGTGAAACCAAGGCTTCGCCATCTTGCGGAAAACTTCAGCCTTAATCAGCATCAGCCCCATACCAATGGCGGATACCTCTTCCAGCCCAGTACACCACTCTTCCGTATAAACCCGCTCGCTGGTCAGATCGTCACGGAAAGCCACCGGCTGGAGAGGTAATTTGCGCGTACTGTAATTAGCAGCAACAATATCCTCATCCCGCGCCAATAGCTGCCGGATGCTGTCCTTGGGGAACCGCATATCGGCATCAACAAACAGGACATGGGTGGCGCCAGCATCCAAGGAAGCCTGGGCCAATTCCTGCCGCTGGTTTACAATCAGCGTCCCTTGGTTCTGGAACAGTAGCACCCGGTCCTTGGTTGCCGCCGTATGGGCCGCAACGCACCGGGCTAGGTCAAAGGCAAACCCACTATCCACCACATCGCGGCAGGGGACACAGACAGAAACAATGGCGGGCATCAAACGCGTCCCGGCCTGGTACGGAAGAACCTATTCGAAGGATCATTCAGCCACTTCTTCATGGCTACCGGGTCATCCACGATGCCCTTCATCTTCAAATCATAAAAGACCGCCATGGGGATGGAAGCCACCTTGTTCCATTCGCCATAGCGCCCGTGGTCTTCATTAAACTGCGCCTTATTGGCTTCAATAATACTAGACACATCCTGGCGCTTTTCAATCAGCGCCGTATCCGTGCCCTCATCATAATGCCAGTAAGAAGTAATCCCACTCACCGGATCAATATTGAAAACCTTGTCAGCCATAAGCCACCTTTAAGGTGGGGCTGGCAGTCACCCGCCAGCCCCGTTGCTGTTACGAAGTCGTCAGGTCAGCAGCAATACCATGCGCGGCTTCCTGGCGGACCATCAAGCCGTATTCGCAAAGCATCATGCGCTTTTCCGCATCGCCGGTCTTCGCCAGGTCCATCGTCTGGATCGGGCGGAGGATCGCCGTAGCCGCGTATTCCGGGTCAAGCACGAAAGCATCGCGCTCACGCTGGAAGCGGTTCGGCACCACAGACACCGCGCCAAAGTCAGACACATAAACATCGGCGGCGCCAATGATCACAGTCGGCTTCGGAGTGGCTTGGTTGTAGCGGATTTCGGCAATGCCAGCGAAGCCGCTGACGGTCTGCTTGTTGAACGGGCCGACCATCAGAATCTTCGGCGTACCGCCTTCGGTCCAAACCTGGGCAATAACGTCCTTCAGAATGGTTTCCGTGAAGGTACGCTGCGTACCGTCAACGCGAGTGGCGTTCACCACACCATTGGAAATCGTCGGATCAGAACCGCCAGCGCCCTTGTTGGTGTTGGTGCGAAGGAAGGCAGGCAAGCCAGCCGTCTGACGCGCCGTGGTGTTGTCACCAGCATTCGCGGCCTTGGACGCCAACAGAGTGGCTTCCATGTCGCGCTTCAGTTCGGCGCCGTTCTTCGCCATCTGATAGGCAAGTTCAGAACGACGGCCAGCCTTGTCCACGCTTTCCAGGGTGCCGGAGATCACAACCGTCTTACGGCTGATCTGCGTGTAGTTACCCAGGCGAGACGTTGGCGTGACAGCGGCGAAAGAGGTGATGTCATCACCTTCCAGCGCCGCATTGGTGGTGGAAGCCGCCGCCAGCGCGTCCGTCTGCCACTCGAAGAACGTGTTCTTCACGTTCACGCGGGCAGTGTTAGACTGGAACGGGGTTTCTTCCGGCGAGATGTTGTAGATCACATTCGCCAGGTCTTCACGGATGCCTTTGGCATCATAGCGCGTGAAGGTATTAGCAACGATAGCCATATCCTATATCCTTTCAGAGAAGAGCCGCTAGGACACTAGCGGCATCGTTGACAGTCCCGGTTTTAGCGAGACGCTGCTTTGCACGGGTTAGGTCCGTCACATTCCTTTGGGGTACAGATTGCACGGGGCCGGGCTTCACCGGCCTTGTCGCGGAAACCTGTGGTTTGACCGCAGCCTGCGCTTTCTGCTGACCACGATCATACAGCATGGCTTTGCGGAGGATGGCAACGTGTTGCGCCTTTGTAAGACCATTAATGTCTTGCTCAGACGCACCATTCTCCATCAACCAATCGCGCAACATCTTCTTTTCGCCCTGCGCTACCTTCGCATCCTTCCAAGCTGGAATGATCTCTTGTAGCTTCTGCGCCTCAGATGTTAGCGTCGCCTTCAGTTGCTCGGTTTGCTGCTGCTGGAAAGCCTGCGTAAGGCGCTGCTTCTCGGCTTCAATAGCCTGAAACTTCGCCACACGGTCTTCCTGCACCTTCTTCCACTGCCGCTCCAAGCGAATGGCGTTCTGGGGGTCTTCTTCATAAAGACGATCCCAATCCGGCTCTGCTTCAACTTGAGCGACATTCTGCAACTGCTGCTGTAGCGCCCCTAGAAGAGTGGCGTACTGCGCCCGCTCTTGCCGAATGGCTTCAGCTTCCGCTTGGAACGCCTTGCGCTCTTCCGCGAGTTGCTGGGTCTTTCGGCTATAGTCCGCCGTCCTTGAATACCCGCGCGCCAGTTCGTCCAGCGTCACCTCAACTTCTTCGCCCGCCACCTTTACTTTGACGGCTTGCGGAAGCCTTTCACGAGGCTGCTCTTCGACCTGTGTCTGGTCATCATCTTCAGCGGTTTCCTCAACGGCTTCAGCAGCAGCTTGCGCTACTGGTGCCTCCGTCTCGGCGCCCTGGGCTTGCGCTTCGGGCTGCTGCGCCTCACCGACCTGGGTATCGCTGTCATCAGCGGCCAGAATATCGGCTATGGCATCTTGTGCCTGGTGGATTCCGATCCCGCCTTGGGCGGGGGTGCCGGATGATTCAGACATCAAAAATTATCCTCTCTCAAAACGCCTCTCGGCGATGGAAGCAGCCACTTTGCCATTATCAATAACGGCTTGAAGTGCCCGCAAGAACTCGTGCATCCCACGCATTGTCGCGTGGATGTATTTCTGGTCAGCCTCAAACTTGGCGGTTTTCCACTCATCAAACAACTGCTCTTCAACCAATGCTACCGCCGCCTTCAGCGTCGGATCATTCATCAGCCTAAGAGCGTCGTTCCCCGCCGCTATCTGAGTTGCGAAATCAACCAAACGGGCCTCCCATTCCACCCGGCGCCATATTAGCACCCATCACCTGGGGCGGATTCATCATCTGCTGGCGCTGCGCCTGCTGAACCTGGCGCATCATCTCACGATCCCGCTCCATGTCAGCCCGGATCGCCGCCACATCCACCTGGGCGCCATACTTCGCCCGCATCTCGGCAATCTTCAACACCAAATCAGCTTCCATCTGGTCACGCTCTAAGTCGTCCTTACGGACCATTTCTTCACGGCGCAACTCTAGTTCAGCCGCCTTCTTTTGAATGTCAGCCTGGATCGCCGCCATCTGCGCCTGGGCCAGCATTTCTTCCGGCGAAGGCTTCGGAGGTTGCGGAGGCATCGGTGGCATCTGCGCCGGATCATTGAAGAACTGGCTGGCGTCCTTATAGCCCGCCAGCGACACAATCTGCGCCAGAGTATTGCGATACTGCGCCAGCGTAACCAGCGGATTATTCATCCCCGCCAGTTGCAATATCTGCTCCTGCTTCTGCAAGATGTTAGTAAGAACCTGTATCTTGTCCTGTTCGGTGCCACCACCCAAGGCGATATTCACCACAACATCCATATTCGCATCCCAACTACGGGGATCAACCGGCACAAACTGACCACGCAAGCGGATCATGCGCTCGGCCTGCTGGTTCTGGACCGCCAACTTCAACAAGCCCGTAAACAGCCGCTTCATACCGCCTTCAGCAAAGATGCGGGCAATCAACTCAATTCGCTGCTGGGCCGCTGATACCGTAGCCGCCACCGCTGCGCGGGTAGATGATTGCAGGCTATCCGCCGCCAAGCCAGCCGCCGCCTTGGTAATGCCAGTGCGGCTTTCCTTCATGCCGTCCATGTAATCCAGCATCGGGAAAGCCTGCTGCCCCACGAATGGCATAGAGAACGGCTGAACCATCCCCGGCGCCCGCATACGGATTACACCACCAACTTCCGTATTCAGCACATCGTCAACATTCACCTGGCCTTCAACCACACCCACACGCGGATGAATGGCCAGCGCCAGACTATCCAGCATATTCCGCTGAATGTTGGATTTGATAAGCTGAATATCCATCACCTGATCAGCAACAGACAAACCGAAGAACGTGTGAGGCTCCGGGTCCGGGCAGAACACCGCAAACGGGATCATGTCCGCCGGTTCGTTCCGCACCACCTCATACCCCTGGCCAATCGTGCAAACGCGGCGGAGTTCCGCAATGCCGTCGCCATCCATGTCGATCTTCACATAAGACTCGACATACAGAACCTTTTTCGCCGCGACATCAGACCGATTAGCCATATCAATGGTGGCTTGCGGGTTACGAATAAACCGCTCTTCATTGTCCTCTAGTTCGTCCACCTCATTGGCGTAAGGCTCAATCTCGTCCTTATCGTACCCCATCGCCACCAGTTCGCTTACCGTCAAAATGCGGCGATGCGCGACAATGGAAGAATCATCCAAGCTAATAGCAGCCCGCGCCACCAGCAACTCTTCCGGCGGAACCGCCGCAATCTTCAAGCGGCCCTTGTCCCAGCGACGAACAACACGCACATCATACATGTTTGGGCCAGGCATCCCCGTAGTCGGATCAACATCACCCGGGTAAGCCACCGTCACCTGAACTTCGCAGTTCGGATCAGAGTTCAGAACCGCCAAACCCGTATCATCCAAACCACTCATATCCACAGTCTGGATTTCGGTCTGATTGTCCCAATAGAACTTGATAATCCCGGTCTTACAAACCAAGGCATCCTTGAAGGCGGAATAGAAAATCTCAAAGCCCGGATTATCACGGGTCAGCACATAATTGATGTAGTCCGTAGCCTGCTCCGCCATCGCCACATCTTCAGGGCCATTCGGGGCGAACTCGACAATTTTCTGACTACCGAAAAACACACGCATCAGGCTCGGCAAGATAGCTTGCACCGTGTCACGCACATCGCGGCTAACCACCTGAGAACGACCATCTTCCTCGTTCCCGAATGGCATCCCACGGTAGTACTCAGTAGCAACGGCGCGCAATGGCGAAATGGTGCTGTCGATATAATCAACCGCATCTTCGATCTCGCCAGTAACAATAGCCTGAATATCGATCTCATCAGGAAGATCGGCATCCATGCCAGCGTCAACTTCCGAGTCTTGCATCTGCTGCGTGATATCGGAAACCAAGTCAGAAATCTTCGGGTCCATGCTTAATCACCCAGCAAGCCGGTGAACCGGCGTTTCGGAATACGCTGCTCGTTAATAGCATTCAACAAGCCCAAGCCATACATATTAACGGCTTCCGGGCGCATGACATATTCACCGACATGGACCGTGGTTTTGACCGGGGCATTCTTCTTCTTGCCCTTTACCAAACCACCCTTCCGGTAGCCACCGTCGCCACCGCCGTCTCCGCCGCCGCCATCGCCGCCACCACCGTCGCCATCTCCGCTACCGTCGCCGCCGTCGCCGTCTCCGTCCCCATCCCCATCTCCGTCGCCATCCCCTTCGCCTTCACCAGCATCAGAAGCCGCCGCGTCCGCTGCTGCCGCTGCTTCCGCCGCTGCTGCTTCTGCCGCCGCTGCTTCTGCCGCCGCTTCCGCGTCTGCCGCTGCCTGGGCTTCCGCCATGGCGTCCGCTACTGATTGAGCGGCGGCTTCGTCGTCTGTGTCTTCATCAGATGGGGCAGAAGGCGCGGCTGGCGCAGCAGCCGTAACGTCAGCCATCATTGAAGCAATCGCCTCATTCAAGCCAACCTTGCCTTCAGCAACATCGCGGCCAAGCTGGTCCGCCATCGCGGCCAAATCAGCAGCCGGAACCCCCGTCAAATCAGACACCGTTGCAGCCATGGCGTTCAACGCTTCTTGCTGGGTCATGCGACCTTCAGCAACATCAGTCGCAAAACCAGCAGCCTGCTCACCCATGCCAAAGTCGCCCGTAACGCCAGTAGCGTCTTCACCATCAGCCGGATAAACATCCAACAGCGAAGTAATGTTCGGGTTCACCACATTACCCAAATCAGTCAGTGTCTTGGTGATGGCGCCCGTGTCTGTGGTGGCTGCGGTGGTGTCTGTCCCCTTAGAAGTAGTCAGATCGGTAGCACCCGTATCCAACAAAGAGGTAACATCAGAACCCGTTTTGGTAAGGTTCCCCGTATCCGCCGTAGAAGCAACATTAGTCGCCGTCTGACCCGTCGTATCCAACAAAGAGGTAACATTGGGGTTCAGCGTACTACTGATGGGCGCCAAATCTTCTCGCGTTGTCTGGCGGTCATCACTAAGGCGCTGTTGCGTGTTGTATTGTCCCTGCTGGGACTCACGCAACGCAGTGACCTGTTCTGGCGTCAAATCCAATTCGCGGGCACGATCCAACAAGAACCCGCCAAGAGAGTTCACACCCGGAACACCCGCCGCCTGATTAAGAAGAGTTCCAAGCGCAATACTGACCGCACCAACCGGACCCGTAGCCAGTGCCATAAGCGCATTCATGGTGCCGGAGTCGTTCGTTATCATTTCGAAGTCACGGACAGGATCACCAGTGCTAGTTATAGCACCTCGCCCAACCGTGGTTGGCAACCACTCCCCATCACTGTTTTCCCAAAACCTTTGGTCCTCATTTAAAACAGGAGGCGCTTCAGGGCGCGTCCGCATCGGCTGAAAGAAGCGATGCTCGCCAGGCGCATCATACGTCGCAACAGGGCGAAGAAGCGGATTGAACTGCCAGGACCAAGTATCAGACATCAGCTATCTTCCTCTTCATCGTCGCCCTGGGGCAACATCACCTTCGCCATCAAAACCGTCTCGCGCTGGCGCTTGGTCATCGGCTTGGTAATCGGCCCACCAACTAACCACGCGCTACAAGTGCGCGATGCCGCACATTTGAACTCCAACAATTCACAATAGCCCAAGTTCGCCGCCTTAGATACTTCGGGCGCATACGTCTCATCGTTGCTCTCTTCCCCCTGGATGCCCTTAACAATACAAGCCATCATTTCCGGGGTCTGGATGAACGCGGCGCAATTACCACACCGCATCGTCTTAGCCTCATCAGCAGACGTATTCCATTCCTGCGCCCGGAGTTTCCAGAAGAAGTCATCCTCGCTATTCGGGTTCGCAGGACCATAACCAAAGTCCTTAAACGCCCGATCACGGTACTCCACATTCTCTTCAAGATCATAGGTTGCCTTCGGGCACTGCATCAAACCAACTCCGTAACCGAAATAATCGGGTTACCCGCACCACCGCCCTTAATCGCCGCCAACTTCCAGCCAGGCTTTACAGCAAAAATCTCAACCCAGTTGGCGGGTAAAAGAGAGGATTGGTCCGTAGCTGTAGGGTTATCATTAATAGAAATATGCACATGGTTCCCCGTTGTCGCCACACGGATAGCCGTTGTCTGCGCCCCAAAAGCGGAGGTTTGTGTGCTGGTGCTTGGGTTATTGATCACATGGACACCATTCATCTCAAAAACCTGATGAATAACGTGCCCCGTATCGTCCTTTAGCTGGCGGCTCATTTCTTCTTCCTCGCGGCGCGCATATTGTCCACAAGATTAGGATAAGGGCGCCCCGCCGCCTTCGCCATCGCCTTGGCGGAAGCCTTCTGCTTGGGCGACATCTTTTTGTCGCCCTTCGTCGGGTCTTTGGTTTCCCAAACAGGCTTCTTCATTTCTTCTTTCCCTCGTTCCGGGCAGAAATAGCCTTGGCCTTCGCCTTGGCATCCGCCTTACTGGAAGCGCCCCACGCCTGCAATGATTTCAGCAGGCGCGTCGGTTCACCCTTCGCATCACGCTCCGGTCCCGGCATATTACCCATGCGCGCCAGGAAACTAGCCCGGCGGGGATTGTCCCCCGCCTTCACCGGCGCCTTCAAATTAGAACCCGGATTAGCCGCCTCATAAGAACGACGGCCAGCCTCATTCAAACCACCACTGGGGTTCTTTCCGGCTTCCCGCGTCCAGGCTGGGGATTTCATTGCTGCATCTCCTGGGCGTCCGCCATCGCGGCGCCAGCGCCAACAGTGCCAAGCAGGCCAAAACGCTTTAAAATAGATGAGAATGGATTATCAGATAAATCTTCAGCGAGATTTTTACTGGCCTGACGCATTGCTTCTTTTTCTCTTAAAAGAGACAATTCATCAGTGCTTCGCATAGGATTGTCAGCTAAATCAGCAGCTAATCTATCTACATCCTGTTGACGCAAATTAGGTCTGGCGCGAGCCGCATTTACTTGCGCTATCATAGCATCATCCAACGCATAAGCCTCTCTCATGCGCTGGGCATCTCGGATACCGCGCCCAACCATCCCCGCAATAGGAATGGCCCCCAGCAACCCCGCCCCCATGGCGCCAGCACCGCCAACCATGCCGCCAATATCACCACGCAGGGCCGATCTGCTGATCTGTTCCGAACCCGCTAAGGCATCCTGCAAAGCGCCACCCGGAGTTACTGCTTGAGCGACATCCGCTGTAGCCTGCAACGGATTAGACCGCACATAATCATAAGCCTGACTCAACAACCCAGGCAGGATAGAAAATAAGAACCTCTGCCGTGGATCAACCGTTTCAGACATTGCAGCCCTCAAAAATCATGTCCAAGGCCCCAATCGGCAACCGCAACACAACCGCCGCCGCATCCATGACCCCGTAGCTAAATAACACATTTTCCGGGGTAATTACCAACCCCGAATTGAACTCTATCTGCTCCGCCTCAAACAAGAAAATGGGAGATACCCTGGTCACATCCCAAGTATCCGCATCATACTCCACCAGCCGGTGCGCGTAATAAATCGGCTTCTTGCCATTTTTCTCGCCCATCCGGCGGTGCAAACAGGTAACCAAACGGCCCTTATGCGGTACAATCTGGCTGGAACCACTCCACCCCACCAAATCTGCCCGACCATCCCCGTAAAACATGGGTTCTAACACCGGGCTACCACCAAACTTGTACACAGAAACCGGGCAAAACCAATGCACTAGCTTCAAATCTTGCCCATCTACATAAATACCCCAGTTCTTTTCCTTTTTCTCGCCATTTGGCGACAAAAGCACCTGTTTCTCCGTCATAACCGGGGAAACTGGCGCCAAAACCATCGTGTTTGCATCATTTCGGCTGGAATGCCCGCTGGCCAAACCCCACCAGCCCCCTTTCCAGGCAAACAGCCGCATATCCTCCAAGCCGTCTTTGCAGACGGGGGACTGCCTGATCTCCGTATCGTCGATCTGGACCGCCGATAATTGCACCAAGCTGGCGGTATCCATCTCCACCAGCCAATTTACCGTATCCGGCGCGCTGCCCTTGATCCAAATAGAGCCACTGGGCAGAAGACGATAGTTCAACGTGCGAACCACCGCCCTGATCTTGTCCCCATCCCACGCAATCGAAGGATTACAAGCCGCCAACTTAGTCGGCAGCTTGATCTCCACACGCTCCGCGCCAGGAAACTGGCTTAAAATCATGCCACCTTCTCGAACAACATCAGCGTATTCCGGCCCCAAGGGGCTGGCTTGCGCCGCGTTGTCTCCTGAAACATCGCCGTTTCCACCACCAGATTACGGAAACCATGCTGGCCAAATTTCTCTATCCAGTATTCCGCCGTCTGCTCATTTACATGATGGTGCCCGCCCTGGCCCGGCACCGCATGACACATCAACACCCGATCCGCACACCGCATGGTAGCAAACCAGTTATCCTCATACTTGGCGTCAACGTGTTCCACGAACTCCGTCGATATACACAAGTCAAACCGCTGCCCAATGTCCAGCGGTCCCTTGGTGTAATCATGCAAGATAATCGGGCCGCACTTCGCCTTCAAAATAGCGTCGGGGTGCCCCTCTACCCCCAGCACCCGACACCCCATGTCCTGGAACCACTTCAGATTGACCGCCGTTCCACACCCGACATCAATCACAGACTCAACGCCATACTCCAGCAGCAGCCATCCCCAGATATCCGGCGTGAACGTGTGCCCGTCGCCTTCCTCATAGTAGCCGCCCAAATGCGCCATCTCGTTCATGCGTGAACCTCGCTCGACATTTTACCCTGCAACGTCAACTGACTGACCAGTTCGGGCAACACCGTCAGCACCTTCAACTTAGGCAACACCTTCTGCTCCAGCAAAATATCAACCGGTGTATTCGCTGGCTTGGTATGCTCAATCAACGTCGGAATGGCCCTGGCGCGCCACCAAATAGCCGCCGTGCAAAGCGGATACCGCACATCCCACAATTCATCCCTGTGCTTGCGCTTCCACTTCTGGTCATCCACGCAGCAACTCTGCAAGTAAACCCCATCCACATCATCATCCACCTTGGCGCGGATAGCAGCCCACCTTTCCAGAAAGTTTTCCGGTAATACTACATCATCCTCGAACACCATAAACTCGTCCGCTTGGTCATGCTCCGCCAGGTTCCACGCCATGTGATGGCTCAACACCAAAGCCGTAGCACCACGCGTCACAAAGTAATCCGAGTGCATCGGTATCTCAGACTTGATCTGCATCGACTTGCCGTAGATGCCCCAGACCCAATTGATTGGGACACCTTCGCGCTCAAATTCTTGTTTCACACGCGCCGTGCGCTCAGGCGTCTCACGCAGCGAGATACAATAATACCTCACACAACCCCCTTCACATTGCGCCGCAATGGCTGGCCCCACTTCAAAGAATACCCACCACCACTGACCACCGCCGCCGTGGTGGCGAAGGTAAGACAGAAGGCGTCCGCCTTGTCGGGGCTGCGCCCTAACCGCCGCTTCATCTGAGACTTCGGCTCGACCTGTATTTTGCCCGCACTCGTCACCGTGTACAGCGGACCACACAACTCATCCACCAAAGCCTCATCATTCGGAATGGTGCAATCCCGCGCCTCAAACCACTCCCTGGCCTTCCACCACAATTCATCCCTTAACCGGCTGAACCGGTGCCCATCCAAGGCGGGCAACTCCGCCACATTGATCCCACGGACGGGGAGATTGAGTTCTCTAAGCCGATCCACCACACCCGCACCAAGACCAATCACATCGACCAAGATTTCCTGGGGGCGCATATTGCCCGGCGTCGCATCCCACTCGACCTTAATCAAACCACACGTTTCCATCAGGTCTTTGCCGCGCCACATCTTGATTGGTTCGGTGATCGCATTGCCCCGGCGCTTGGCCAAGGTGGTACTGTCATCGCCAAACCGCGCCACATCCAAGCCCCACACCATAGGCGCCGTTTGGCTTGGCGCAACCTGGCGCGTGGTGGCAGTTTCTATAAGATGTCGCGCAATAAGAGCATCATCATCTCCAGCAGGAAACTCTCCAAGAACGCGTACACGATACTGATTTGACCCATCACCATACTGCGCCACCATGTCCTCTAAGAAAGCCTTGTCCACCGTATCCGCATCGTGACAACTGACCTTCTTACCCCACCACCGCTTGCGGTTCTTGTTGAACGCATCATAGAAATAGCCTGTGGTTCTGGTGGGGTTCCCGGTCATTACCACCTTGGCGCCTTCGGTAGATAACGCGCCCTGGCCAACCTCAAACACGATGTCGGGAACGCCAGACGCCTCGTCAATCACAAAGAGAAGGTTCTCACTGTGGAACCCCTGCAAGGCTTCCGGCTGCTCCCTTCGGCTGGTGCGCGCCACCGCAAAGCTATCGGGGACGCCAGCCAACTCAATCTTGTCTGATTTGATCTCCAGCAGGCGCCGCATTCCCTCGGGCAGCTTGCGGTGCCACTTCCCGATCTCAGACCACAAGACATCAGATAACTGGTGCGCAGTGTTGGCGGTGCAGACGACCTTGGTTGGCAATCTGGTAAGCAACCACCACAACACCAGCCAGGACAAGAACGCTGTTTTGCCTACGCCATGGCCGGAGCGAATCGCCACACGGTCATTACTGGCGATGGCCCTAAGAGCGTCCGCCTGCCACCTTTGCGGGGTAGCGCCAAGCATGGATTCGACGAACAACACCGGGTCTGTCGCCAGTTGCTCGATGATCGCGGCCTGTTCTTCGGGTGTCGGGGTGGCGGGGGCAGAAGGGGGTGGGGGTGCTTCAGACCATTTTCCTGATGTCAGGAAAATGGTTTCGGCTGGTGGGGCGCCACCATTGGCCTCCGCTTCGGCAGCGGCTCGCGCCGCTGCCTCCGCTGCTAATCTAGCCCGCCGCTTGGGTCTGCCTGCCATGAGAGTTACAGCCTACCAAAATTTTTCATCGGGGGTAAAGGGACGTTTTGCCTTTTTGCCCCCACCCCACGGGGGGGTAAGTACATATATGCCACCGCCAGCCCGCCCCCGCCGCTTTTCGAAGGGGGGGGCTGGGCCGGGGGTACCAGTTTCGGGGCGCCTGGCCTGGAACCGCATAAGGCCCATTATGTAAAAATACTCGCTAAGTGTCTGATATGGTTACATTCTTGCGTTTACGCCTATCGGCATTGTTTCCTAGTTTTTTAACCTCGTTTCCCGTCTCAGGGTCAACGTCAATAATGCGCCGGGCTTCCCGTTCTTTCTGGCGCATCTTGTCATTGGCCAGCCTGAGCGCTTCAACGTAGCTCTCCCCTACTTCTAGTGTGTGCGTTGTTTTGTCTCCATATATTCGGGGCGCTATTTTCCCGACAAGCCAGCGCCTTGCGTCGAATTTCAAGCGCGCAAGCTGCGCCTGTTCGGGGTCTATCGTTTTTTCAACATCCCGAACGGCTTTTTCCGCGATTGCATGGGCTTGTTGTTCACGGGCGCGCGCGTATGCTTGCTGCCATCGCCCATCTAGTCGCGTCAATTCGCCATGCACCACATAGCTAGAAGGGAAGCCATCCTTCCCGTATAGGTCACAAAGCAATTCCCCATTACCAACACGGCGCAGTAATTCGGGAATGTATTTTTCAGGGTCATATTTGGGCGGATATGGCATAAGCCAAAGGATACCTAATCCAAGCCCATAAAAAAAGCCCGGCATGAAGCCGGGCCTATTTTGGTGCCTATTCGGGCTATTCGCGGCCGTATTTTCTGGGCTGGCAATCCCCCACCAAGAGAAAGCTTTGCTTAATCATGAACTGCACAATTGAAGGTATATTCTTCCCCCTTGGCCATATTGGCGGATTTATTCCGGCGTTTTTTATGTTCAGCGCCCATAATCTGCCTAGCTCGTAATTGCACTGCCCCACCTGATCCGTAAACCGCCAAGCCTCGAATTGGCGCCCGGCGATAACATCCGAATAGCCCGCCTGCGCCGCTATAACTGCCGGATGCACCGCTAGGCCGCGTTTTGGTGCGCCACGTTTTAAGGTGTTGTTTTTCATAATTTACGCATACCGCGCCATAACAAAGCAATAGCCGGCATTGCCCGGCAGTGCGCCGCCGACGAGCGCGGGATAGCCAATGGCCTCTTTCCAGCCCAGGCGATCCGCAAGCGCGTGCGCTGCTGCCGCATGGTTTTCGTCGACGTTCAACGCGTAATCCCAAGGCAGGATAATGCGGCCAGCATCTGCCCTGGCCGATACGCGCGAACCCTTGTAATTAGTCGGGCCGTGATAACGTGTCACAATAGCTTGAAGCATAATCTTGTCCCCATGTTTGGCGGTATCGCCACCGGATCATGCCGCAATGACATGATCGGGAGGCGGGGCTTGAAGCCCGCGCCGATCAATAGTCTCCATTCACAATGGCGCTTAGTTCCGCATACAGCGCCAGCGCATATTCAAGGCCGGGTTCAATGCAAGCGCCCTCGCGTGCTAAGCGCCGCAAGCGCCTAATGGCGCGTTCCGTAGCATCGAAACGCCCATTGATAGGCCAAAGATGGCTTTCATCCTGTCGACGGAATAGGCGATTAATCGCTGCGATATTGGCGCGGCCCTCATAGCGTTCTGCGCGTTCGGCAATCTGGTATGGTGTAAGCATGGCTTAGGCCTCCGAATAGGTAACGAAAAGCACAGTAGCCATGCCATAGGGGCGGAACTCGTAACCATCGCCTAAGCTGGCAGTAACACCACGCACGCCAGACAAACCCATTGCAGCTTTGGCGCGGCGCATAATGGTGCGCTGATAGGCCTTGGGTTCTCTGCGCCCATTCCCATCCCAATCCTTGAAATGCTCCCAAGGCGCGTCATCAATAGTGCGGCGTTTAACCCAAGAATAATTAGCCTCTCCACCAAAGGTATCCGTATATTCTGCGATATAAGGCATTTTCTTTCCCCCCCCCTCAAAACACCAAAAGCCAAACAAAAAGCCCCAGAAAGAAAGCGCAAACCCCTAGATCAGCTTTGAAAGACATTGTCTTATCCTCTTTGCGATGCGCGCATGATCACGCGACACAACAAAGGTGAATAATCTTGACGAAAAATACAAGCACAAAAATGCGCTGATCAAAATTATTTTTCAGCCCGGCTTTTCGGGCTTTTTCTGGCATTGCGCTTGCATCTTTGACATTTCCACAACCAAGGCCAAGCCCATGATCCGCAAGCGCATTTCCTGAAAATGTTCATATCGCATTTGGAAACTGATCGATCAGGTCAGACCGAAATTGCCGTTTAGTTTTTTCGGCTCTCACTTTCCCCAAAATGCTCATGCCGGATTTGGAAATCAATCGATCCGGTTGTACCAAAACTGCCGATTAGGATTTCAGGAGCCATAATGGGCTTGGAGCCTTTCAAGCCCCTGAACCACCTGGCCAGCCGCCTTAGCCACTTCAATCCCCTTACACTCAGCCCAGCCCGTCACCGTACCATGGCTGAGAACCGTCCAAGCCAGCGCAAGCAATTCAGTGTCCCAGCCTGCATTCATGGCCAAAGATTGTCGGCTATGACATAAGCCTTCTTCCGGGCTTCGCTCCATCCCCTTGCCACCATCACAGGTACTTCAGCCAGCCCCAATTTCCTAGCGGCCAAGGTGCGCCCATGCCCCGCAATGATCGTGCCTTCCTCATCCACCAGAATTGGAGTGGTCCACCCCCATTCTTTTATGGATGCCGCTATTTGCGCCACCTGGGTATCCGAATGGGTCCTGGAATTGCGGGCGTAAGGGATCAACTTATCCAACTGCCGCATTTCAATTTTTTCAGCCGGCCAAAATTTTTTCACACTTTCGCTCCATAAAATCGGTTCAACCGTTCCAGCGCCTGCACCACTTGGCCAGCCGCCTTTACCACCTCAATCCCCTTACACTCAGCCCAGCCCGTCACCGTGCCGTGACTGAGAACCGTCCAAGCCAGCGCAGGCATAGCAGTGTTACCAACCGCCCTAGAAGCCCGTGTAAACGCCTCACGCGCCCCAAGCCTCCCAGCCTGCCCGGCGTAGTAATCGTCCCTAAACCGCTTTGCAGCGGCATACAGCGCCTCACTAATCATGCCCCTCGCCAACATAGCGTCGGGCGCCCAGAACCGCTCAGACACCGTTATATCGCCTTCCTGAATATCCGGCCCGAAGTCTATGCGTTCTGCCTCGAAGTTCCGGCTCATGGTCAATCTTAGATCGGGATTTCGTCCGCGATCAATTGCCCCCGTCTTACCACCTTCGCCTTCGGAAATGCAGCCTTGATCTCTGCGATAGGCGAAGCTCCTTTCAGAACCCTACCCACCTCTTCCACCGTCCAGGCTTCCGCGTTCCACCCTTCGGCCTTAGCCCGCGCCAGGACCGCCTGTGCATGGGTGTCATCCTGACAGATGCAGATGGTGCCCCGTTCCGCCTCATCGGCCTGCACGGTCATCAGCGGCCCCGGAAGCGGTTCATACCCAGCCGCCAGTGCTTCAGCGGCCAATGCTTTCCAGGCCCGCATCATCATGGCGTCCAGTTCCGCCATATCCTCTCCCGCCACTGTCGCTTGCCGGTGCATATCCTCTGCCGCCTGGAACCGCTCCCTAGTCGCCGTGGACACCAGCAACGGAAGCCTATCGAACCCCCATTCTCTTTCCAGCCCCGCCACCAGCGTATCCAGCGCACCCGCCATCCGAGATCGCCATACCCATTCGCCATTCGCTTCAGTCAGCGGGGCTAATACCTCTTCATTCGCCATTACTTCTTCCCCTACTAGTTGTGGTGCTACAAGCGGCAAGTCCCTAGGTCAGCAGTGGATTATCTTACTCTGCGCGTGCAGTTGCTGTGCTTAAGCAACTGCGCGTGCAGATAATCCCCTGCCTAGGGACTTTTTGTTGCTGCACACAAAAAATGTGTCCAACTTGTGCAGCAAAATGGTGTTTTCCAACACCAAGTTGCACACCCTCAAAACTCCTCAATAATGGGTTTTGGTGCAGCTAATTTCATCTGCGCTAGCCGCTCATGACACACGCTATAGTTGTCCCTCGGATGCCTGCTTGATGGTGAAGGGCCTAGTTCTTTGACTATGGTTCCTTCGTCTTCCCAGGTCTTTAGGATGTTCTTGGCCTGCTCTTTGGTGGCTTTGCCGGTGTTCGTTAGTACTTCCCACGCCACCCCTTTCTTGGCTTTTGGGTCTGCTGCGAAGGCGTACCGCTTGCCTTCCTCCATGAAGCCCCGCTGAAGGGTTTCCAGGATACCCACGCAGTCTGCCATACTGAGTGCCCCGAAGACGCCTGGCGGCGTCCAGGGAAGGGCGGCGGCGACGATCTCACCGTTCTCAATCTCAATGGCGGTCAGCTTGTACCATTCGGCTTCCTGGGCTGGCGCGTAATTGGATTTGGCGCTGTCTATCCGTAGGTAGGACCGGCGTTCTTCTGCCTGGATACCGAAGGTGCCTGCTTCTTCGGCGGTCATGGTGGTTAGTGTCAGCATGACCCGGACTGCCCCGCTGATTGAGGAAGCCCCGCGCACCCGGTCCATGTCGCCGGGCGTACTGGTGCCTTTGCGGTCATGGTGCAGGATCAGTACCGCCATATCTAGCCGTTGCGCCAGTGACCGGAAAGCCGCGACCACTTGGCGCATGGCGGTATTGTCGTTTTCTTCGCTGTCGTGGAGTTCGGCTAGCGGATCGCACACCAGCAGATCGGCCTGCTCTTCCATACAGATGCGTTCAAGTTCCTGCATAGCCTGGGTGGGATTGATTTGCCCGGTATGTGGATCACGGGCGAACAGTGTCCCCACATTGTATGGACCGCACCGGATGATCCGCTGCATGGCGCCCCCGTCAGCGGCTTGGGCTTTGATGGCGGCGGCGTACCGGCGGCGCTGTTCGTCTTTGTCGTCCTCGACGTTGTAGTTAATGATGGTAAGTGGTGTTTCTGGCCTGAAGGCGCCGAAGGGTTTGCCTTGCGCCCCGGCTAGTGTCCAGCCAACCACCATGGACGATTTGCCCCCGGCACCCTGTCCACTGAGAACTGTGACCGCCCCGCGCAGTAGGTAGCCTTGCACCAGCCAGGGCCGCTTGGGTATCTCTCCCCCTGCAAAGGCGCCCTGGTCATGCCAGAGGGCTTTCTGGCCCTCTGTGGTGGCGCTGGGCGCCTGTGTGGCGGGTGCCTGGGGCTTCGGTGCTTCCAGCTTGATGATACCCCTGTTAGCCCGGTCCAGCGTATATCTCACCTTCATGCGGAACTCGGCTTCGCCCCGGCCAGGTCTGCTGAAATCCACTTTGCTGGCGTACTGTGGCCAGCCTTCCGCCACCACCTCTTCTTCGGTGGGGATGCGCCCTAACTGTCGGTATAGGTCTGAGACTACCGCCAGAATGGTGTTCCGCATGTATTGCTCGCGGCCATCGGTAATCTGGCCCGGCAAGCCCAGCGGCCCTGTTGCATGGGTTACAGGGCTTACAGAACCCGTGCCATGGATCACATCCTGGCAGATCAGTTCCACCATCGATTCGGTCAGGCTAGGTAGCCCCAGATCATCCACATGGGCATCAACGTCCCAGGAGTACTGGCGCCCGCTGGCGTGGACCGAAGGCGGCGCGACAATAAAGCCACCATCGCCCCGGATATCCATGCCCGGCAGGATACCTTTTCTGGTGGGAACCTTCTTCCCAGGATGGGAAAAGAACCTGTGGCACCCGCCACCCCCGGTCAGTGCCACCGGGCCAGCCCCGAGTCGGGGCAAGATGTCCTGTTCTGTGGCGGCGCCAATGTCGCCATCGAAATCCGCCACAGTGAGGTTACTGATGGCGCCGGTAACGATCCCGACCCCCATGGTGGGATCGGCAAACCAATCCTGAATCTCGGCTTCGGTGGCGCGTCTGTTTTGGAATTGGTGCCAGGGAATGGCGGGGATTTTTTCGCCCCGCCGTACGGGCACCACGGACCACCCGCGCCGTAGGTAATATAGCGCCCATTCTTTGGCGGGCGCTGATAGGCTTGGTGCGGTCAGGCTCATGGCTTCTTCCCCGGATATTCCGTGTGTGGCGGGTACTCTGGGTCTTTGAGTGGGATGCAATTTATTTTTCGTCTATGATTTTTTGTCATTGACATTAATTCCATCTCCTCTATTTTATGCTTTATGAGCAAGCGCACTTCCATCCCCTCCCTGTCTTCCCATCCGGTTTCCATCCCGGCTTTGCCGGTTGGTGCTGTCGGCTTCATCAGCCGCCGCGCTGATCGCCCGGAGCGTTTGGCGCTCTTTAAGGCTGATGGTTCCTTGTCCAACAGCTTCGCCCTGGATGACACCATCGACACCTTGCGCCCGGTCCTGGCGCAGCACGGGTTCAGCGTCGATGCGGCGGGTATTGTTTGTCGCCTCGGCTAATGAAATCAACAGATTTCTAAACTCGATTGGCGTGGCGTTGCGAATCGCCTTCTTGTGTTTGCCTCCAATCATACTGACTAGCCCTTTCCGTCTGGCATATTCGTAGCCGTGGCGCTCAACCATCTTCGGGTCTAGGCGTTGTGGCAACTGCCCCCATTTCAATTCTGGTGGCTCAAACCCGCAGGCGTACAGCCAAGTAGCCTTACGCGCTTGGTGCCCATAGTGCCCCTGCTCGACGTAACAGGTCAGCCCACCAAATTGATCTGCCTTGATCCACCCGCCAGACCTGGCGGGCCGGTTCAAGCCAAAGGTGCGCCATGCGTGGCTGTCGGCGGGGTGTTCCAGCACTCCGCCCCAGCGGCGCACGGCATACAGCGCAGCCTCAAAACACCCGCCATCGTCGCCTAGTTTGAATTGGTGGGGTTTGCGCGGGCTTCCGTGCCAGAACCGTCCCCACCGCTCGCATGGCGGATGAGCCACTACGGGCCAGGGGCCTTCGTATTGGCGCGCGTCTTTATCAATATCCCAAGGCTCCACGTTCTCTAGGTTGAAGTACGTCCCGCCTTTTTCGACATATAATGCGGCTATCATTGTTTCCTCGTTCTCTTGCGAAAGGAAAGGCGGCAATCCTTAAATTGCCGCCCTATTTATTATTCTTCCGTCTCTGGCTTTGCCTTGGCTTCTTTGGCCTGGCTGCACCAATCATGCGGCTTCATCATGACCCAGCGGTAGCCGGAGTGTGATGGTGTAAGGCGGCATTCACCGGATCGGCTGTCAGCGGGGACGTACCACTGACAGTTCGCACAGGTGATGTCGCGGGGGGGCTTAACCCTCATTAGAACGGTAGGGGTTTAGCAGCTTGCGGCGTTGGCGGAGGTAGCGGAGCCGCGCTCTGGGCGATAGGTGTTGCCACACTTTGCGCGCCAATCGGTCCAGGCGCAGGCAGTTCTGCCGGACGCGGTACCCACTTAATGATCGCGAAGTTCGGGGCATAATTTACGCCATAATTGCTTTTTTCCTCCTTTGCTCCCGTAAATTGTATCACCGGCAACATTCCCTGCTTGGATTCCGGTGCTGCTATGTAAACGTCGTGCAGTAGATCAATAGCAGTCGCAACTGAACTGGCGCTGCTGCTGAACTCGCGCACTGTGCGATTGCTATCAAGCACCCGCATTACGAAACCTTTCTTTGGCTTCGCGGCCCTACCACGCTCATCCACCCCATAATCACCTACAGGACACGGCGGAAATTCCTCACCGATTGTCACCAGCGCGCGTATTGGCGGAGTACCCTTTTTGAACATCAACCAGCCAACTTGGATAGTTGCCATGTCTGCAACAAAGGCAGGCTGCTGAAACGAAACGTCCTGTTCCTGGGTTTCCCACATCCCATTCACTTCGACGCGCTCGCTAAACTTCATCCTCCCGGCCTTGGCGTTGTATTCCATGCGCGGCAAGAAAGACCCGCCGCCGCCGGAACCGCTATTGATGTTAAGACCTAAGCCCATGATAAACCTCTGTTTTCCATAAGAATGCACCACATTTCGGCAGCGTGGCGCTTGCTGCTTACATCCCGTAGATTTCCTTACGGGCTGCTTCTGCTGCTGGATCGGACCAGTAGAAACTATCTACATCCGGCACCAGCAAACTGATCAATTCATTCTTATCCGCCGAGATCGCCAGGAACCGGCGCAGCCGGTTAGCAATAGCTTGTAGGTGCGCCCAATGATCGGCAACCCCTTCAAGCTGATACACCGCCACCTTCTTCGGGCTGCAATACGCGAATCGGCACATCTGGTTGGTGTTCACCACATACCCAGCGCCCTGGCGCGCATGGCTGCTGGAAATCTGCCCCGGCACCCGTTCCGTGGTCTTTAGGTCCAGCACCAGCCCGTGTTCCTGCCAGTAAAAATCCAGATACCCCACCAGATCGGGCAGGCCCTCGCCCAGCGCCTTGCTGATCTTGTGCTGATGCTGGCCCTCTTCTGGCGCTGTCGGGACGCCATATTGACGAAGTTCTGCCAGTGCCACCGGAACAGTGTCTTGTACCACTTTACGCTGGGCTTCCCGCCGGGGATCACTTGAGAGTGCTGTTAACCGGTCATATTCAGCCAGGGCGATAGCGATGCAATCATCCACCGGCTTTTCGGGATTGAATAGGCCAGCCGACACGCCTGCTTCGATGGCGGAACCGCGATGGGCAGCAGCCCCCACCGGCAGGCGCCGCTTCAACAGGTAGGACATGGCCCAGGCGGCGGGCTGCGCCGCGTAGGTATTCAGGCTGCTGGCGGATAAATGGCCAATGCCATGTGTCGCAAAAGGATCGGTCACGGGTTTGCCTCGATGATTAGGATGTAGCCCGGTTTCCCGCTGTACATCTTGGAAAGGTGTAGCTTGATGATCTGGCTATCGTCGTCCCAAAGGATGCCGTTGGCGGCATCCAGGACCAACTTCGCCAGGTTGTCCAGATCGGGTTTGCCTGTGTGTTCGATGTCGCCCGCAAGCGCCGCTTCCTGCTTTTTCTTTGGCCAGGATTTGGGGATTGGCATTAGCACCATCAAATCAACACAGATCGGCACGGAGCCAAAGGAATCGAAAGGTGAAATAAATGCCCGAATTGTTTCCTCTGCCTGCCGGGTCTTGGCTGGCGTATAGGCGCCGTGCTTCCCGAATCGGGGGCGACCCTTGGCGACGGGTTCGATGGGGATGGTGATACAGGTTCTCACGGTTAGACCCCCGCCAGCACAGTTCGGGAGGGGATATTGAAAGTGCTGGCGGGGGTATCCGCACCGTGCGGATTTAACCGGAAGCCCGTCGCGGGTTCGTAGTCGTCGCGCCAGGCTTCCGGGCGCGCAATGGTTGGGAGGCTAGTTACCATCGCGCGCAGCCTTTTCGGGCAGATGTCCATGCCGGTTGCCGGTACAGATATGCGCCCAAATCTCGTTCATTGGCACCTCTGGGGTGCTACACATTCTGATCACTGGTATCAGCCGCACGATAGGCGGCGCAATACCCCCATATTCACCGCGATACGTCAGCCAGATCAGCCACCGACTAGCAGTGGCGGTTGATACGCCAGCCGCTTCGGCGAGATCGCGCAGGGTGTAGCCGTTCTGCTGAAGCAGCTTTCGGTAAGGGAGGTGATCCATGATTGAAACCCTAGGCGTGAAAAAAATTCGTGTCAAGCGCATTTTTTCCCTTGACGTTATTTTCTGCGTGGGTTTATCGTCATGTCAGGCAATCAAGCCGCAAGGGGAACTATCATGCAATACTTGAAACATCGCTCCGCCGCCTGGTGGATACTGGCAATCTTGCAGGGCCTTGGCTTTGCTGCCTTCTTCCTGCTGCTGATCATCTTGTTCGCGATGGCTGGCGCATGAGCGACGCCAAGGCGGAACACCTGTCCGAGGTGTCTGAGAAAATGAAGCGCGCAATCTTCAAGATTGGCAACGGCGAAAATGTGAGTGATGTCATATTCGCTGCCACCATGGCTCTAGCCTGTTTCATCTACGATGTTACGGACCATGGAACAGAGAACAACGTCGCAAAGCGGTCAGCAGATTTGCTGACGGATGCCATTCAGCATCTTGTGAAGGAGGATTTGAATTGATCGACCTAGAAACCCTGCGCGCCAAGTTGGCGATAGCGGAGAATGAACTGGTTCGCATTCAATATGCGGATGATTTCTGTTTCAGTAATGGCGCTTATGACGCCCTCGCCAAAGTGCGGGATGAACTGAAATGGGAACTCATGGAAGCAGAAGCCGCTGCCCGCCAGAAGGCGGCAGGCATTGCGACGGCCAGCGGGGAGCCTGGCCCGTGAACACCGTCCGCGTGTCCATCAAAATGACCAGCAACATCCCTTCGCAAACTGATCTGTTTGTTGAGGTGGATGACATCAGCCAACCAGCCTGGCGCCCTCTCGCCGCCTTCGCCAGCATCAAGGCGGCGGCGAAGTGGCTACAGGAGGAAGGCTTTACCTACGTCGTCGGAAGCAATGGAGTTTACAGCCGTGACACCGCAACAGCGCGAAAGAATGCGCCTGCTGAATACCGCGATGATATTGGCGGAAGAAGGATTAATGAAGCGGGCTTTGATCAAAGCCAACAACAAGCCGCTGGAGTTCGACGCCTTGCGGTCAAACTGGGACGTATGGGTGCGACTCTCCGACCAGGACCGGGTTCTGTGGCAAGCAATCAGCGCAGTGAAAAACCAAATTAAGGGGACATGGACAGATGAAGATTCAGATCAGTGACGATAAGCCGATCCCGCCACCGGCAAAGCGGGGCAGACCGAAGGGGTCTAGTAAGTATCCAATTGCCCGCCTGTCGGTGGGACAAAGTTTCCGCATTTCAGCAGATGCGGTGAAACCGGCTTCTGTTTTCTCAATGGTGTCGCGCTTTAACCGCGCCCTGGCGCCAAAGAAATTTACAGTTCGCAGCACCCCGCGCGGGTGTACGGTTTGGAGGGTGGAGTGATGAGCGACACAAATAGCGCGGAGGTAAGTGCGTTTTATCTGTCATTTTTGGCAGCGGGTATGCGTGAAGGTGCTGATCTTCTGCGTTCCATTGCTAAGGAGCGAGATATGCTGCGGGCGGCGCTGCGCGATATAGCGCGCCAACCAGAAGGCGATGAAGAAAACGCACAGGCTGTTGCCCGCGCGGCGCTGGGAGAAAAGGAATGAGCGATCTCACCACCCTACTCGCCCTTGCGGAACGCTGCGAACAGGCAGCCGGGCCGGATAGGGAATTGGATGCTGAGATTGCGCTGGCTATTGGCTATACGCGCGAAAAGAAAGGCCGACAGCGTATTGCTTGGTGGCGTAATCCAAAAGGGCAACAGCTTGGATATGATGGATGGCATAATTTTCCGCCATCATTCACCGCCAGCCTAGACGCGGCGGTTACGCTGGTGCCGGAAGGGTGGGGCTATGAATTACGACAAGGCAATAGCGGCGCTCGCAGGGCGCTTTGTCGAATGTGGGACGGTCGTGGAATATGGACTAGAGGCACCGTTGCAGCCACCCCAGCACTAGCCCTATGCGCCGCCGCGCTACTGGCAACGGCGGCGCTGGGAGAAAAAGAATGATTGACATCGCAGATAAAATCTACGCAGCCACCGGACTGACGCTCGGCGCAGATGCGGCGGCAAAGGTAGGACACATGATACGGCTGGCGCGCCAGGAAGCCGCCGACGAAATTGAAAAGTTGCAGGCGGAGAACGCGAAATTCGCCGCCTCAAACCATGCTTATCTATCTGATTACCAAGAAGCCAGAGGTGAAATCGAAAAGCTGCGGGCGGCGCTGCGCGGTTTATTGGAATGGGCAGGACCAATAGCAGGCGATACTCAGATCGTTTCCGAGCGAGCCTATGAAGAAGAAACTGTAGCAATCGCTCGCGCGGCGCTGGGAGAGAAGGAATGACCAAACCCCGCGTCCCCTTACGCTACGGACCTGGCCGCGCTATTCACCCGGAAGTGAGAAGGGCGCGGGAAGCCTACATTGGCGAAGCCCTGCAACGCGGCGAAACCTTCCACCAGATCGCCGCGCATTTTGAGGTGGATACCGAGACAGTAAAGCGATGGTGGAATAAAACACACCATTCAACCAAGTATGAAAACGTCTTCGATAAAGAGCGAAAGTGCTTATCATGCGGCGAAATGTTTTGGAGTGAAGGGCCGCATAATCGGCGGTGCATCAGATGCAAAAGCCACCGGCCAGCAGACACACCTTATGAACCTGGCGGATATGGCAATAGTGGTCACAAAAAAGAACCCCGGCGTTAGGCCGGGGTTTTAGTTTGTCGCAAGAGGAAACTACCCTGCCGGGGGGAGATACCCGGCAAGCGCAATATAATTACTTCTTTCGTGATTTACCAGCCTCAGAAAGCGCAATGGCCATAGCCTGCTTTTCTGATTTCACCACCGGGCCTTTCTTGCTGCCAGAGTGCAACTTGCCCGCGCCATACTCGCGCATCACCTTGGAAATCTTCTTGTCAGCCTTAGTCGGTTTCATTTCTTCGCTCCTTTGATGGCTTCGGCTTCCACCTCATCGACACGGCGAAGCCAGCCCCTGCCGAATGTGACGTAAGCGCCCAGCCCCTGGTAGAAAGCCCGGCGCCCATCTGAATACTGACGAATTAGAAATAGTGGGTCTTGTTTCGCCACCGCCGCCACAGTTTGCGGCCCCACGATTCCATCCGCTGCACAAGCCACACTTTCTTGCAATATGCGGATAGCGCGTTTAACGCCTGCGTTAACGGCCATATCAAAAACAACCAGATCAACGCCACTAGGCATCCGGCCACAAGCAGCAGGCTCCCAGTAATAACTTCGATAAATCGCTTCCAACTCGCCATCGCTGATTCTCCTGAGTTCGTCTTTGGTGGCTTTCCGGCCAAGGAACTTCTGATACGTCGCTAGAGTAACACCCCGCATAGTTGCGCCGCCAGGGTCTTTTGGATGGTCTGCCCAGCCGCCCTCATGGTGTAGAATAATCTTCAGGCATGGTAGAAACCGATCTACCGGCGCTTCATTGCCTCCGCCATTACTGGGGCTATCTTTTCGGCGGATCGCCCAATGACGTAACCGCCCAAGCCAATCTCCACGATAGACCATAGCTTCAGCGCCTCCGCCTCTGAGATACCTGGGGCGCTATACCCAAGCCACCGGGCCACAATCAACGCCGTCAGCACCAGCATGACCACCGGGCGCCAAGTGGCGGTTAGCCAATGTTCAGAAGCCGCCTCCGTCTTCACAATATCAGCAGCGGCAGTCTCGATCTCCTGGGCGCGTTGCATCAGGGCGATGGATAGTTCAGCCTCGATTCGCCCCTGCTCTCCCTGATCAGGGACAAGGCGGCGAATTACATCTCCCAGAATCGGCGCCAGTACAGGCAGCAAAGCCGCGAACATTAATCATCCTCCGTTTCTTCGGGCTTAATCCAAAGTTCCGAATATGCCTGATCCGACAGACCACGCAGCACCGCATGGGAGTAGGGAACTGCTGCATACTTGTAGCCGGATGGTGTCTCCCAAGTAACCATGATTGCCACCGCACCATCCGCCAGGGCGGTTGCAATCATCTGCTGGGCGGCTTCGGCAAAGGACACCTCGTGGTGTTCCCCTGGCGCATCCGAATCGACGATCTTTATCCGTCTCATGGCTACCCCCGTCCGGCTTTGATCCGTACACGCCCGCAAATCACCTGGCCCCGGAACCATGCGGCACCATCCACTACCTCGCAAGTCTCTGGCGGTGCCAAGGCGCCATCGCGCCAAGTAAGCACCACAAAGCCCTGCTGCTGGTGCCCTGGGATGCCCAGGCGATAGTTGAACTGTGGCCAATTAGGATCGCCCAGCATCCCGGTTTGAACGCCATAAAGGCGCTTAGACCAATGGTTCAGAGGGCGCACATCCAGGGCATGGGTGTCGCCGGATATAATGGTTCTGCCGCTGCGGCTGGCATTGTTATATCCCGCGTGGATTCCGCCATGGTAGCGGTGGACAAAAGAAACGTCCCCCACATCAAGGCGATAGGTCATAGGCCAATCTATAAACTGGTCCTGAAGACTAAAGGCACCCATCCCTTCAAAAGCGGCAGCATGGGCAGCAAGATATTTATCGTAACGGTCATCATGGTTGCCCCTGATCCAGTAACAAGTGGGATCGCCAGCGGCTTCCCTTAACTCCCGTAAGTGGGTCTGCCCGGCGGCGAGTTCCTCCGCTACATTGGGCTTCTGGTTGTCTGCCCACATCAGCGGCGGATGGCGGGAGACAGACCCCATATCCAGCGCATCGCCATTACAAAACAAAAAGCCCGGCTTTATGTGCCGGGCTAGAATCAAAAGGGCTTCATGTGACAAGCTGCGCGGTTGGCTTAATGACCGCCAGTGGCAGTCCGAAAATACTATTCCCACCCCGTCCTTGATGGCGGGAACCTCCATCACCAGGGCGCTGTTGTGTTCCTCACTCTCAGACCATGGCTTGCTGATCGGCTCGCGCGCCAGGCTGCGGGCTGAACTGCGAATGTCTGGCTTGTTGTACAACTGCATGGCGCGCTGGTAACGGCTCCGCATTGTCTCATACGGTAGCCCGTTTGCTTTCGCAGCTACCATCACGGAGCCGTGCTTCGCTACCGCTTCATAAGCCGCCTTGATGGCGGCGCGGTCTGTCTTGGCTACCATGATGGTCCTATTGCAAGAGGCTTTCTTGCGGATTTACCAATGGATTAAGGGCGGGCTGTAGCATCGCCCCACCGGCACCAGCCACATTTTGCCCAAGCGCCTGCATCGCAGGGCCGCGTGGTGCCACCATCGCCCGCTGGAAAGCTTGGCGGGCTGCTGGCGTATAGGCGCCATACAAGCCAGCGAGAGCCATAAGCGTAGGGATTGGATAACTGAACCCCGCGCCACCAGTAAGGGCGCCGCCCACGGCTTGGCGTGTTGCCGTCCCTGAGTCATTGACAGTAGGCGGCAGTACACCACGCGCACGATCTGATAGGTCTTGCATCAGTGCTTCGCCACGGGCAAAGCGTCCACGGTTTACAGACGCATCGCCAGCCCGTACGGCAGCGGAAAGTTGCGCTGGACTAAACACCCCCTCAACCGCGCCTGGGCTTGCAGCGGCACGGTTCACCCGCATGAAGTTGGCGTAAGCCTCATCAGCCTTTTTAAGATCAGGCGCCAAGTTCGGATTGGTGCGTTCAAACCAATCTTGCATGGCGCTACGCACCTTCTTGAATGCGTCACCCAAACTACGTTCAGAAGCCATGGCGGAGCCGCTGTAGCTTTCGCCAAGCTTCCGCATATCGCTTACAATGTTTTTGTATTGATCCGCTGTAAGTTGCCCGCTTTGCAGTTGGCTGATCAACTTATCATCCAACTCGCGGCGCAAAAGCCCTGACATTTCCGGCGTCAGATTGGTTCGCATCACATTCGCCAGATCGCGCCCTAACTCTTGGTCAGGCGCTAAAGGCGAAGCGCGAGAAATGATGTCATCATACCTGTTGGAAATGATGCCACCAACAGTGTCAATTAATTCACGACCAACCGGGCCAGAAACGATCTTTTGCCCAATCGGCTCTAGCGCCCGATTAGCCGCCGCTGTGTTGAATGTCTCAACAGATTCACGCATGGCGCCCGCAATACGCGGGCCAAGCACCGGAACAGAAGTCAGCGCGCTTTCAATAGAACGGGGAATGCCCCCCATTACCTGGCCGGGCGTCATTTGAACACCTTCAGCCGCCAACTCTTGAACCCCAGCCGGAAGCTTCGGCGCAATGGCGCGACCAAGCGCATAACCAAGAGGACCGCCAATAGCGCCAAGCATGGCGCTCGTGCCGACCTGTTGCGGCTTTTGCTCCGCGAACTCGCCAGAAGTTACCGGCTCCGCAAGACCAAGAGCCGCACCTTGCAAACCACCAACCCCAATAGAGCCAGCCAAAGATTGCGGATTGCGTGTAGCCAAGGCCAAAGCCGTAGCAGGAACCAAACTGCCCGCCATACGGGGAAGATCGACACCTGTATCACCAGCAGCCACGCGAGACTGTTGGTAAGCCCGCTCCCGCGCCACTGTCTGCTGTTGGATGTCTTCTGGCGTTGCTGGCGTCATACCAAGCGCGCGAGTAATCGGGCCAATAACCGGCGCCCTGTTCACCGCACCAGTAGCCGCATTAACCGCTTCAACAACACCACGCGGCAACATTTGCGTGAGTGCCTGCGCGCCCCCTTGGATTGGATCGAAGGCCCCTTGGGCAATAGAACCCATGGTGGTTGAAGGCTCTGCGCCTCCAGCCTGCATCCGCCTGATGGCGGACGCCATGGCGTCTGGCGACATACCTTCTGGAAACTCGATTTCTTGGCCGGAAGGGAGCGTGACGATGGGCATGGTTATTCAACCCTTTGGGTTGCGGGATTGTAGCGAAGGCGTGGTTGTTGTGATTGCGGGCTTGGTTCTTGCAAAGCTGGTGCTGGCCTGCCTTGGGCTGCTGCAAGTCCTTTTTCTTTAGCAGCTTCAGCAATCATCCGTAATTCATCAAGCGCTTTGCGTAAATCTGACGGAGAAAGACCAGCCTTGATTCTGGCAATCGCAGCTTGGGCAATTTCACCTTCACGGTTACTAACCGCGCCCGCTCCTCTAAGAGAATCAAACGCTTGTAAAAATGCTACGCCCTGCAATTGTTCCAAACGTCGCCCGAAATCATAAGCTGATGTACCGGGAATATTTTGCAGCGGCGACAAAACACCAGATGCCGTACTAAATGCTGGATGATTTAGAACCTCATTAATTTGGGAAATACTTCTATTTGAAGTTGATATAATTTCAGGGGCTTTTGCAATATCAATCCCTTGGGCTTGGCCCACTCGTTCTTCACGTTCCCGTCCTGCGGTATCACGTGGAACCACCCCCATTGGGGTGCCAGTACGCCCACCAAGAATACCTGTTCCTGTCCCCATATCAACCGTACGAATCCCCTCCGCAACCCGCGCGCCCGGCGGAAGTTGACCGCGCCGCAATTCACCCGTTTGTGTCGGGAAGTACGGTACCACAACACGCTCGCCATTGGGGCCAGGTTCTTCCACCATCACCGGCTGCAAACCAACCCGCGTCGGGTTCGCCCGTTCAGCCAGAATACGCCAGCCAATCTCTGGCGGAAGCGAAGCCAACAAACGGCGTTCTTCAGCAGAAATCGGACGGAGTGACGGCGCACCAGAAGTAGGTTGCCCGGCTGGGGCTGGCTGCGCCTGAGTGGGAGCCGCTTGGGCACTGGTTGGTTGCGCTTGTGCCTGGGCACCCCGCAAGCCCATCCAGCGGCTAACAGGCGTTCCCAGAACATCGCGCCTATCTTCGCCACGCTCAACAAGCGCCTGAACCCCGCCAGGACCGCCGAGCCAAGCGCCCTGCAAAAGAGCCTCTGGCGTCACTTCGTTACCACCAACATTACGCCCAATTGCACCCGGAAGCCCCATAGAAGTCATGCGGCCAGCCTGAACTTGCATCGCCAATTCAGCAGCACGACGCTGGGCGTCTGGGTTTTCCAAGAAGTCACGCAATGTACGGACATTCTCAAAACCGGGGATGTTGAAAGTGCCACCCCATTGCCCGTTCCATTCACCCCGGCGACTGATTTCGCCAGGCGCAGGACGATAGACACCAGCATCAGCAGCCAAAGGCGCACCAATCTGATATTGCCCCGCATAGCCCTGAGAATTGACGACACCAGGACCACGGGCTTCGGCTCGGCCAAGAACATCCAGCGCGCGACCAATCGCAGCACGGCTAAACGGTCCATTGGTTTCGTCAGCAGATGCAGGCGCCCGTACCGGCGCAGCAGACGGAGCCGCTGCCCCTGCGGCGGCTGCTGCCGCTGCCGTGCTTGTCGGCTCACCGCCAGAAGCAAACCGACTTACAGCCTCTTGATAGCGCCGCTGGTTTTGCTGCTGTTGCAACATATTGGTGACGGGCATCACGCTCTGAAGCGCCCCGCCCCGCTGGCCAGCCAAGGCAGCAAAAGCGTCCTGCATGGCGGCAATGCCTAAAAGGCGCCTTTGGTCCGGGGAAAGATCAGCATAAGGACTCTGATCCGGCACCGGATCACCCCCGCTTGTCGGTTCCCCGCCACCAAAAAGACGCGATAGAAATTCAGACATTGCGCGGCTCCTTACCGGAACAGGAGATTAAAGGCATTAGCCAAGCCGCCAGCAGCCTGACCAATGGTGCCAACTTGCTGCAAGAAGGAAGGCGTGGTTTCCGTCGTGGTGGTCTGCCCCATCGGAGCCATCCCAAGCGCACTTTGGCGAATCCGCAACTGCTCCACCGGATACTGGAACTGGCGCAGGAAGTCCTCATAAGCCTGCGTCATATTCGCCTGGGTCAACCCGCGCTGCTGTTCGCCAGATTGGAACATAGCCTGCGCGCCGGTAAGCCCAGCCGTCTGACCAAGGGCGCCAAGGGCGCCAAGCTGCTGGGCAGCGGCAAGGGCCTGCTGGTTCCCCTGCAACCCGTAACCAATGTCACGGCCAGCCATTTCGCCCGCCTGCTGGAAGCCCTGGGAACGCAATTGCGCGGCAGTGCGGGCCGCTTGCTCCATCGCCGCCCGGTTAGTCTCGGCTTCCGCCACACCCTGGCGTGAACCGCCAAACGCCCGCGCCCTCACTGCCTGCGCGGCGGTTTGCTGGTTTGCCATCTGGCGTGAACGATCAATATCCGCCAGCGTAGTATCAATCACCTGTTGCGTGTACGGGTTCTGGTAAGCCGCCATCCCTGAAGCAATGGTGCCCGGCGTATAGGCGCCAGCCTGGCGGGCTAAAGCCTGGGCCTGAGTAATCGGCTGCTGGGCAGAACCCGCCACTTCACCCACCCGCTGGAAGGACGCTTCTTGCAACGGCGTGAAGCCCGCTATCCGCTGATAGGGGTAAATCTGATAATCACGATTAGCAACGTCCAGGGCGAAGTCATAATTCGCCAGCATCCGTTCCTTGACATCGGGGTCAAGTTGGCTGGATTGCGTCTGCGTCGATGTCCCGCCGCCCTTAGACATGGCGTATCTCCTTAGAAACTGTGGTCATTATACCTTCAAAACCATGCCGCTTCAAAGCACGAACCCACCCTGCGCGCCCGCACCCTGTTAATTTAGAACACCCAAAAGCACGCCCATAAGCATCCAATGATGGGATCATCTCGATCACCTGTTCCAACTGACCGCCAACCAGCCAAGCATGGAGAATGGTGAACTTCGGATAGTAAATAAGTTCTGTGACAATCGCCGCTTCAGGGGCGGGCCAGAACTGAAAATGCCCTTCTTTGATGCCCTTGGCTACATGATGGAGATCATGCGTATTACCCGCATAATCAAGCGCATCTTGAAGCCACTTTGAACACCTCTCGAACTCAGCTTCGAACAGGGTCATAGCGCTGTAGCAGCCACCACCCCTGAATTATCCACAGTGATGCTCCACCGTGTTCCGTCAGGGGATTTCAAGATCAACCGGCCTGGGCTTACCTCCAGATCGCGGTTCTTCTTGTGGTTCTCATCATCAGCCCGCTCCAACAAGGCGCGGGCTGTCTGCTCGTTAGAACTATCATAAGAGTTGGTGGCTGGGGGCAATCTCACCTAAGTCCCCCAGGCACCGCTTCAAGACGGAAGTTACCAACCCGCCAATCCGCCAACTGAACGCCCGTTACCTTGAAGGAAACCTGGCGCCCTGAAAAACGGACATCGGTATATTTGGAAGAAATAGTGTAAGGTCCAAAGGTACTCTCCGTACCCTCTGGCGCGAATCTAGTCTTGAAGCTGACGTTTACCTGGCCCTGCGTTTTCTCATCCGGCACCACTTGGCGGGCTACCATAATCCGGTCCCCATTCCCCATTTCCAGCGGCCCCGTCTCCGCATACGGCGAAGCGCCATCGTAGTTCCACCCCACCTCATGATCATACACATAACCAGAGGGATCAATCAGAATGGGATAATCAAACACGCCAGCCGCCACACCAGTTGTTCGCGCCCAAGAACCAATGGACCAAGTATTCTCACGGTAGTTCCAGATTACATAGCGGTCACATTCATTGGACGCGGCGGACGGGTAAGACCAGATCACCTCAAAGAACTCGATATTAAGAACCGCATTCACCTTGGAAGCCTGGTTATAGTTGAAGTCGGAGAACACATAGTCCGACACATCAGACCGCAAAGGCTTCACGGCGCCATCAAACACATAGAACGAACCGTCAGACATCCAAGCAACGCCAGTATCCATGCTGACAGAAGCCTGGGCGCTGATCACCCCGCAACCATAACCAACACGCTCAAACCCATAAACGAATGGCGGGCCTTGGTACGTCGCCAAGTGAGCATCAACCGTGGTCAGCAACAAAGACCCGTAGCGAGTGCGCTCGCCACAGATCACCTTGCCGGATGTAGATAACTCGAAATCCCCCGCCTGGTTTGTCGCTGATGGCGTCCAATCGGTGTTATCTTCCTGGTCACACCATTGGACCTTGCGTGGATTACCGCCCGCTCCAAGCGCGAACAGAAACCGCTCTGGCGTTACCAGGATTGAAGAATTACCCGTGGGGGCGGTGGAAATCAGATCAGCCCGGCCAGCGGTATCCAAATCCCATTCGTAAATCTTGCCATCGTCAGACCGGCAAGCCACCAGATACTCGCCCCAGTTATCAAGCGCCCATGTCGCTGCCGCTGCGATACCTGTTGGCGATACATCAGGGCGCGCGGTGCCATAGGTGCTGGTTCCGTAAGTAAACCCACCATAACCAAGGTTCTGCGTTGCAGCCGCATCACCAATGGATAATTCATACGCATAGTCAGCAGAGCCAGCATTCGTCT